TTAGAAAGAAGAACTGTTCATATACGTTCTCCATGTAGTCATCGGTCAGGCCAAAAAAAGTCCGCAGTCAGCGGGACCTCCAACTCAGCCTCATAGCCGCACTCGCTACACTCGAAATCATGATCTAAATTGATATTTGGTGTCACTTTTTTATATAAAACTCTCATATGGCGAGAATCCATCGAAGGCATGTTTTCAACAACAAAATTAATTAACTTTTGATTTGTATCTCCGTTTATTGCAACAATCATCTGCCTAAGTTGGCGCGTAATAGTTCTCTCGTTGCCGTTCTTTTTTTTCTTCTGGCCGGCCGAAAACTCTGATAGCATCGTCCTCTCGTCAAAACCCGTCAAAAGCCTAAACGTAACCTCTTGTTTCATCTTTGGTAACATCGTTGTAAAGGTGCAATTGTCATAATCAACCGCCACCTCTAAACTATCGATATCGAAGCTTGCAGTCTCATAGTCATTTAAATCAAACTCATTACGAACCTGGGAGCCACAGCCCGGGCACTGGACCCGGGTATTGTAATCATTACCATATCCTGAGATGCGGGCGGCCACAAGGACAGCGTTTCGATCTCCCATAAGTAATGTATCGGTGTTAATCGACTTATTCACGATAATACTTTTAATTAATCGATCGAGAGCAACACCTTTCTTGAGTAGCGAACGAGAAGTCAAAATATCTTCCTCTTTCGCTGTCATTTGCTTAATCTCAATAGTATCCGCGTTATGAAGAGGATGATTTTCGGGATAAAACTTTCCCTCTGAGGGCAGGCTCACAAATTCAGTAGGAACCACAAACGCAAAATCACCGGTACCGTTATTATTCTGCGCCATTTGCGGTGGGGCGCTCGTAGGCTCGGGGCGATCGGGGCCCATGCCTAAACGATCTTTATTTCTTGACAATATACACCTCTATTTGTATTTATTTATTGTATCACTAACTGCTAGCAATGTTAAATGCACTTTGCACAGAGCTATCGACACTAAGAGCGGAAGAGCCATCGGTAGTTTCGATACGAGCCCAGTCATATTTAAGAGTAAGGTCTAACTGCAAAATGTCATCAGAACCATACTCTAAATCTCCAAATTTCGCCTCTGTAATAAACGCATTCCAAAGCGTCCAAGTTTCGATTGCTGTGCCGGTAGCATCATATTGTACAATTGAAACCTGACCGAGAGCACCAACAGCTTGACCTTTCGAAATAGTCGCCAAAGATGTCTTCTCGACTGCATTTCCCGGCAAGTAGTATCCTGATTGCTCAAGAATTCTCGCGACAGTAACAGTTAGATCGGGATTAACAGGATCAACAAGTGTGAGCGCTACGTCTTGCCAAGTTACCGAACCAGGATAAAAGAATGTGTGATTTAAATATTTATGCTCTGTTGTAGAAATCTGGAAGGCGGGCTTTGCGACAGTCTTGGCATACCAAAGTACGCTACCATTCCCGTTGGGGTCGGTAATTCCATCAAAACTTACCTGAAATCTAAATTTTCTTTTTGGCTCTCTTGTGCTAGATGATTGTGCTTCGGTCCAGAATGGCATATTGTGTTACTCCTTATAATTTAATTAGTGTGAATGCTTTTTTTAGTCATCAAAAGATGCACCTGTACTTGCAATTACAAAGTCGATTGCAATATACTCAATAGCCTTTGCAGGCTTAATCATGATCTTCGCATACATGATGTTCTGATCAATAAGATCGGGGGTAGTTGTACTTTCGTCCAAAATCAAACGATAGTCAGTAATACCAAACTGAACTTGAACATTCGCTAGGAAAGGCTCAATAAGGCCCTTAAATCTTAACCAAGTTGCCTGAACATTTTGCTCAAATAGCACCCTTGTGGAAAGAATAGAAATCTGCTTTTTAAGATAGATAACTAGTCTTCTCACGTTAACTCTGTCAAGAGACGACTGCGATTCTTGGAGCGTCTTTTGGCCAAATACCACAATCCCACTAGATGGGAATGAAGCAATTGGATTAATTCTATTCTCATATAGTGTGTCTCTGTCTTTGGCAGAAAGCCTCTCGGTCACATTAACAACCGTAAGGCCGCCGGCGCCATCAGTTAAGCCACCGCGATTAAATCCGGCTGGCGCGAACCAAAGGTCACTAGCAGCCTGAGAGCTTGCAAAAACGCCCATCATAACCGCAGAGGGCGGTAGCCATACAAGCTGACCAGTGCCCTCGTCTCTTGTTTGTACCCATGGGTAATAGGTGCAACCATAACTTGAATCAAGCCTTCTGTCTTTCAAAGCGATGGCAGCTGAGGAGGGCGTGGCACGTCGGCGCTGGACTTTTGTCAGGCGCTGTTCGTGAGCCGGCACATAAACGTCAGGCAAATCGATGACAGCCAAGGCATCCGCTCTTTCCTCGCAGATATTAATCATATGCGTTGTAAGCGTTGTGTTCGTAACGCCGGGGACAGCCAGAAGATTCATATTGATAAATTCTGGATCCGCAATAGTATCTAGTGCGCGCTTGAGAGTGTTATACGTATAACTTGTCGTTTCATCGACGCCAATACCTTCGTTATAAAACGGATTTGGCTGCTTAATATCAAGAGCGTCGAAGCCGCCCCAGAAAGGAGCAGTGAACCGGTTAATGTCGGCGTCAAGAAGGGTCTTGTATGAATTACTACCAGCGGTATAACTTGTATCTAGCCTCCTGGAACCTGACGAATAGAAATAGCCGGCCTTAGTGCTGTCATATTCGATATCATCCAAAGAGAAAATATACGAAAATGCATCAATACCAGGATTGGTTGATCCTACGGGGTCCGTAACCAAGTCAGTTGACCACAAGCGGTTCGGGTCAGCAACACTAGCATCGTTACGGGTGCTTGTTTGGGTTCTTGTCGACTGAAATCCAAAATACGCATCGGTCTGGTCAGGAAGACCACCATCAGAAGAAGAGTGTCTAAGCCTAGTAACCGGAAATAGCAATGAACCAGAACAGTTGAGAGCATTGCCCATGAGCATCCAATTCTCACCGGGATCCGAGGACATAGCCATGTGCGTGTAACAGAATATATAACTGGTACCAATTTGGTTCTGGCCAGCTGCAACGCCTGCTCCAGTATTTCGGTCGCCGTTCCACGCTAGGATATCCTTAAACTTAGGAGGCCCGTAATAACCAAAGGGAACCAAAGTCGGGTCGGTGGCGCCTTGTTCAACGTCTTCATTCATCTCAACACGAACATACTTTGATACGTTCGCATACTCACCATATACCCTAAGCCTTCTATCTGTATCAGACCACTGTGAATACTGATCGCCAAGTCTCCTGGCGACAAAGTTAACACTCGTAGGATCTAATGTAAGATTGTCGAACCTTTCAAGAATCTGAACGTTAGAATCCGTGTCGTTAAGGGAGCGAATAAGCAGCGAGAACGTACCGTAGTCGGTCACTGTTGTGGTAGAGGCGCGGATGTTCTCAATTGAAACTTTCGCGTTCTTATTGAGCCATTCGGCGTGGCCGCGGCCAACAAGCCTGAAGAGCTTCTGTGCATCTTCCGGACTGTATGATCCCGAGCCAACTCCAAGGTCCTGACCTATAAACCAGCCTGCGACGGCCTCGTTAAACGAGATACCTTTCATGCTATGTGGGCCTACCTGGGTGCCAGAACCGGACGCGATCTGAAGGATGACGCCCTGCAATTCTGCGGTAGTCACATCCGTTCCGCCGCCAGTCAGGCCGCTATTGATGCCGTCTCTGAGTTCTTGCTCAAAAGTTTCTCCAAGCCAATATTTTTTAACCGATGCGGTAGGATAGAAGTTCGAAGAATTCGTATTTCCCATTTGTGGGTTTGTGTTAAACCGCTTGCGGATAAATAATTCTGAATTATCATCAAAGTTGAAACTAATGTCTTCTCGGGTGCCATCGGAGCCCGTAACAACTACAGTAAAGGCACCATTCGAATCGGAACCAATAACCATCCCGGTCCCAATATTTTTACTGGAGGCTGCGGGATCGGTGGCGGTCGCCGAGGAAGAGCCCCGCAGGGTGCCGCTTAAACAAATTGCGGTAGCGCTATCGGCATACCAAACCGCCGCTAGTGAGCCAGTTCCCAACTGCACAGTGGTGCCCGAAGGGAATAGCCAAAGTCCATAGGCGCCACCAGTAGTGGTTAAATCAACGGAGGGGCCCGAAGTCGTCGCCCAGCCGGCATATCCAGAAGCAATAGCATTTGTATGCTGACATCCCATAAGTCTCACATATGTCAATGGCGCAACATTTGCGTTCATGAACGCCTTTGCGGCGTAAGTTCCATACATTGGAGACTG